AAAGTTGAGAGAGGACAACTAGGAATAGCACAAACATCACATACAGCAAATGATGTTGCTAGAGTTCATAGAGGTGCGTTTAACATTGTTGATAGCACTATATTCTTTGCAGATCCACCTAAAGGTAATAACAGGTCAAGAAGAGACGAAACTAATTTACCATTTGTGAAAGCAAACTTTAGTGGTAGAACTTTCCTTAGAAGTGATTACACAACTAATATGTTGTTCGACGATATATCTGATAACTTTACAGGAATTGGTAAAACCTATTCATTAACAGTTGGTGGTGCAAATACTTCTTCAGGTATTGGACTCGGTAATGGTGTTTTATTCATTAACGGTGTTTTTCAAACTCCACTAACAGCGAATAATACAGGAAATAATTACGAATTTTTAGCAGATACAACTGCTGGTATATCAACTGTTGTGTTTACAGGTATTACATCTACAAACGGTGATTTCATCATATCTGAATTTGATATTAACCAGAACCAAGTTCCAAGAGGTGGTTTAATTGTATCATTAGGTTCAACACCAGGTCTCGGATATGCACCATTAGTAGGAGCAAAAGCAAAATTATTTAAAGATGCAAACGGTGGAATCACAAGTGTTGTTGGTATTGCAACATCATCAGGATTCAATCTTGGTATTCAAACTGCTGCATATGATAACACTACAGGTATTATTACTGTTACAACAAATAAAGTTCATGGATTTGGACTAGAGAGACCAAATATGGTTAAATTAAAGAATTTAAACTTTAATATAACTGGTGTTGGAGCAACATTATTTACAAATCATGATAGATCTTTATTTGTAGTTGGTATTGTATCTGATAGAACATTTGAAGTTAAAGCAGGTATTCAAACTCAAAATTGGGTTTATACTGGTGGAGGTAATACTTTTGAGTTCTTTGAAGATCTTACTTTTGGTTCTGGATATCGTGGTGGCACAGTTGCTTGTGGTGTTACTGACCAAGCATATGAACATAGATTTGTAAGTTCAGGTATAGGTTCAATACGTAAGAATAGTTTTGCTGCCTCTAATACAAACTCATTTACTGCAACTAACGCTGTTTATACATCACATACTGGTCAATTAGTTCTTACAATTCCAAATCACACTTTTACAACAAGTGATTCAGTTGGTATTGATACTGGTGGATTAGTATTTAAGTGTTCTAAGGATAATTTCTTCTCTAATCATCCATATCCTCGTGCAGTCTCTAAGACAAGTTTCCCAAATTCAGATCCACTCGCTGGTATTATCACTGGTATAGGTGCAACCACACTTAATACAATAACTTTAAATGCAGGTGTTGGTGGTGGTGCTGGAACAGGTGCAGAAGTAACCGCAACAGTTGGTGCTGGTGGTACATTAGCATTTACTATAGTCTCTGCTGGAACAAGTTATGTCAATCCAGAAATAATAATTCCTGAACCAAATTATGATAATCTTTCTGTTATTGGGGTGTCTAGAGCAGGTATTGGTTTAACAACAGATACTGGTTCAAATCTATTAGTTGATGTAAAAGTCAGTGCTGCAAAAACAACTGTTGGTATAGGTTCAACAACATTTGAAATTTCTGAATTTGCAATTGCAAGACCTGGTCATTCATTTAAAGTTGGTGATAAATTTAAACCAGTTGGATTAGTTACTGCTGCACATTTATCTTCTCCAATAAATGAATTTGAATTAGAAGTTGTAAGCACATTTACTGATAAGTTTTCTGCTTGGCAGTTTGGTGAATTAGATTTCATTGACTCTATTCGTAACTTGCAAGATGGAGCGAGAAAGAGATTTCCACTGTTCTTTAATGGACAATTACTAAGTTTTGAGAAAGATTTAACAAATTCACGTTCTCAATTAATAGATTTGAATGCGATATTACTAATCTTTGTGAATGGTGTTTTACAAAAACCAAAAGAATCATATCAATTTGAAGGTGGTACAACATTTGAATTTGAAGAGGCACCTAGACCAGAAGCAAAAGTTGATATATTCTTCTACAAAGGACAGGATGGAGTTGATGTTGACGTTGCTGATATACAACAGACTGTTAAGATTGGTGATGAAGTTAGATTATTTAAACATCCTGTAGGTGTAACAACATCACAAGAAACAGAGAGAACATTAAATGCTTTATTAGGTGCAAAACTTGTTGAGACTGACATTTACACTGGTCGTGGTATTGATGAAACAAATGACAAACCATTTAGATGGACAAAACAGAAAGTCGATATAGTTTTAAATGGTAAGAAGATTGATAAATCAAGAGAAATATTAGAACCACAAGTTTATCCTACTGCAAAAATAATTGGTGACTTAACTTCAACATCAGGCGAAGGAAATACAAATGGTATATTTGTAGATGATGCTGAAGTATTTTTCTATGAAAAAGGTGATCATTTATCATCAAGTGCACCTAATGAAGATGACGGTAATTATAATCTAGCATTTAGTTCTGTTGATGCCTTAATTACATCTGGAGAAATAAATGTAGGTGCTGCTGCAACTGCTCTTGTTTCAGCTGCTGGTACCATATCATCAATTGATATCACCAACGGTGGTTCAGGATACAGTGGTTCTGTATCAATAAAAATAAGTGCTCCTCCATCTATTGGAGTTGGTATAGGAACTACTGCACTTGCCACTGCAACAATCACAAATGGTTCGGTAACATCTGTGTCTGTAACAAATCCTGGTTTAGGATATTCTGCATTCACACCACCACAAGTGATACTTGAATTGCCTACATATCAAACTGAAAAGTTGACCTCAATAAGTAATGTTGAAGGTTTCACTGGTATTATTACTGGTATTACCACAACAACAGGTACAGGTAGTCATCCTCTTGCACTAAAATTCTTCTTCAGAGCAGATAAGACAGCGAATACATTACTTGAAAATTATCCAGTGTTTATTACTGATACGACGGTTGGTAATGGTGTTACTTCTGTTAACGATTCTGATGCAGCAGTAGTTGGTATTGGAACAACATTTGTTGATAATATTTACAAAGTTAATGCAGTTACAACTTTAGGTGAAGCAGGTGAAATCACTTGTAATATTCATACAAATAGCAGTTCATCTGTTTTAGGTATCGCAGCTACTGGTAACTTTGATAATACAAATCCAGGTATTGCAACACACTTAGGTCGAATTACTTGGGGAAGATTATATAATGCAACAAGAAATATTAATCCAATTTCAATTGGTGTTACTGGTTTGACGGTCAATTCTGGATTAACAACATTCCCAACAATTCAAAGAAAGAACTATTCTATAAGTTCTTTAAGAGGTCTGAGATCATCAGGTGCAATTAGGGTATTTGGAATTTGATTCTATTACCTCTATAAATAAAAAGAAAAAGTTTAAATACAATGTCAGCGATAATTACTGATCAATTTAGAATTCTGAATGCTAACAACTTTGTTGAGTCAGTAGAAAATACAACTAATTCATATTACGTGTTCATTGGTTTACCAAATCCTGCAGGAACTGCAACATTGGTTGGTTATGGTAGATCTTCGGATTGGAATACAAGCACACCTGCCCCTACTGATAGTTTTTCATATCGTAAGCATACGGGTGATACTATGATGTTTGGTAAAAAAATATCATCTGCAAATATAAGAAGAATTATAAGAAGAGTAGACTGGGTTGCAGGAAGTAGATATGAAATTTATAGAGATGATTATAGTGTAGAAAATCCAAGTCCTTTAACACAAGCAAATAGATTATATGATGCGAACTACTACGTACTTAATTCCGACTTCAAAGTTTACGTTTGTATTGATAATGGATCGACAGGTTCTAACCCACTTGGCAATGTCTCACAAGACGAACCAACCTTCACTGATTTGGAACCATCAAAAGCAGGAAATAGCGGTGACGGATATCTTTGGAAGTATCTTTTCACTGTTTCACCTAGTGACATTATTAAATTTGACTCAACTGAATTTATTACTGTTCCAAATGGTTGGACATCTAGCCAAGATTCTCAAATTAGAGCAGTTCGTGAAAATGGAGACTCCTCTGTAAACCAAAATCAAATCAAACACATTTATATCGAGAATGCTGGAAGTGGATATGCTAATGGATTAAGTCAGGAAGTAGATATAATTGGAGATGGAGAAGGTGGAAAAGCAAGGGTTGACGTAATAAATGGAACAATAACAGACGCTGTTGTTAGTGCTGGAGGTAAGGGATATAGTTATGGAATAGTTGACTTAGGAACATTAAGTAGTGGTGTCAGTACCGCAACTGGACGTGCAAAACTCATACCTATTATTCCACCAGGTTTGGGTCACGGACACGATGTTTATACAGAGTTAGGAACTGATAGAGTTATTGTTTATGCAAGATTTGATGATTCAACTAAAGATTTTCCTGTTGATACAAAATTTGCACAGGTTGGAGTTGTAAAAAATCCAACAAAGGTAGGAACTTCAGTAACTTATACTGATAATACATATTCTTCATTAAAAGCAATTAAGTTTGATACTGTTACTGGTATACCTCAAGTTGGTGAAGAAATTAAACAAGTTCTTACTCTTTCACCAAACACAGGAAAAAATGCCACAGCTTATGTTGCTTCATATGATTCAGAAACTAAAGTATTGAAGTATTTTAGAGATCGCTCTTTAAACTTTAATAGAACATCATATGATCACACTGATTACGCAGGTATTTCAACTGCTGGTAGAATATATGATTTTGAATCTCAAATAGGTGCTAATAATATTGAAGGTAAGTCTTCATTCTTTGCTGGTGCCATTTCTCGTAATTTCTCAGGTATTACAACAAACCCCACAGGTAATAAATTAATTAACTTGGGTGTGAACTTTATTTCAGGACTTTCTAATTCTGAGATAAATAAAGGGTCAGGAGAAATAGTTTACTTGGATAACAGACCCTTAATTGTTAGGAACTCTCGTCAAAAGGAAGACATTAAAATCATACTCGAATTCTAAAAATGCCACAAAAGACTAACTTAAATATATCACCTTATTATGATGATTTCGATAAGGATGATAATTTTTACAAAATACTATTCAAACCTGGATATCCTGTTCAGGCAAGAGAACTAACTGGATTACAATCTCTATTACAAAATCAAGTTGAGTCTTTTGGTAAGCATATATTTAAAGAAGGTTCAATGGTTATTCCAGGTAACATTGAACTTGATAATTCATATTTCGCTGCAAAAATAAATGATTCACATCTTGGCATTGATGTGTCTGTCTATTTAAATGAAATCATAGCGTCTAATGGTGGTAAAGGTCTAAGAGTAAGAGGTCAAACTTCAGGGACAGTAGCAGTTATAAAAAATTACATATTACCACCAGCAGAGGGTGTTGAAAATATAACAATTTTCTTAAAATATCAGCAATCTGGAACAGATGGTGAGAGTAATGCTTTTCCAGATGGTGAAGTTTTAGTTCTAGAAGAACCACTCACATATGGTAATACAACTCTAACAATTGGCGAAACCATATTAACACTCGTATCAGAAGAAGCGACTGCAACAGGTACTGCTTTTGGTGTCAACGCTGGTATTTACTTCTTACGTGGAAGTTTTGTCGATGTTCCAGCATCACTTATAATATTAGAACCATATTCTACAACACCGTCTTACAGAGT